CGAAGATTTTGAACCTCGCCCAAAGAAGAAAGTGATCGTTCCTAAGGCAACGACTCGTAAACCAGCTGCTAAAAAGACTGTAGCTAAAAAAGCTGTTGCTAAAAAGACCGCTAAGAAAAAGGCTAAATAATGGCTACTTCCGGCACTACAGCGTTTAATTTAAACATGAATGACCTCGTTGAAGAGGCATTCGAGCGTTGTGGGTCTCAACTTCGTTCTGGTTATGATTTTCGTACTGCCCGCCGCAGTATGAATTTGCTTACTATTGAATGGGCAAACCGGGGAATTAATCTTTGGACTGTCGAGCAAAATCAAATTGTTTTAAATACTGGGCAGGCTATTTACCCACTGCCTTTAGATACAATCGATATCATGGATGCGGTAACCCGCCAATATAATGGTCAAAACCAAAACCAACAAGACATCAACGTTAGCCGTATTAGTGAATCTACATACTTGTCGATTCCAACAAAGAACGCATATGGCCGACCAATTCAAATGTATGTTAATCGTCAGTCTGGCAATGTGGCTTCTATCCCACAAACCACCCTTGCAGATACAGGAACTACTCCACCCGTATCCTCCACAGATACAACAATTACATTAGTAGATGCATCTAGCTTGCCCACTCAAGGTTTTATTAATATTGGTTCAGAAACTATTGGCTATCAAAATATTGTAGGTAACCAAATTATTAATGCTTGGCGGGGCCAAAATGGAACAACCGCAGTTAGCCATTCCGCTGGTACTCAAGTATACGTAAATAACCTACCTTGTGTTAATATCTGGCCGACCCCTAGCGCTCCTGGAAATCAGTGGACTTTTGTATATTACCGCATGCGTCGCCTACAAGATGCTGGTGATGGCACTACTACCGAGGACATTCCTTTCCGTTTTATTCCTTGTATGGTTGCTGGCCTTGCTTATTATTTAAGTATGAAAATCCAAGGTACAGACCCAATGAGAATTGCGGGGCTTAAAGCCGACTATGAACAACAATGGCAACTTGCTTCTGAAGAAGACAGAGAAAAAGCTTCTTTACGGGTTGTCCCACGTAGTATGTTTTACTATAGATAATGGTAAGTAAATACGCTTCCGGTAAATATGCGATCGCTGAGTGTGATAGGTGCGCACAACGATATAAATTGCATGAATTAAGAATACAAATAATTAAAACTAAGCCATATAAGATTAAAGTTTGTAAAACTTGTTGGGATCCTGACCAACCCCAGTTACAATTGGGTATGTATCCGGTTAATGACCCACAAGCCGTACGGGAACCAAGACCAGATATAAGTTACTACATGGGTGGGCAAACAGGTTTAGGTACTAACCCATATGATTCAAACGTTAATAACGTAGATGATTTTGGTTATCCAACCGATGGTAGTAGGCAGATTCAGTGGGGTTGGAACCCCGTTGGCGGAGCGAGTTATTTTGACCGGGCGCTTACACCAAATAGCTTGATTCCGGTTATAACTATCGGTACAGTAACAATATCAACAACTTAGGAGTTTAGTATGTCATTCAAACCAGGTGCACAAGGCATTAATAAAACAGGCAAAACCAAAGGTACAAACTTAGGTGATTCAGGCCCAACAGTAGGTATTCAATATGGCAAAGGTTCAAAAGGCGCCAGCTCTGTAACCTCAGAGGCAATGAAAAAGTTTGGACGTAATTTGGCTAAAGCCAAAAATCAAGGATACTAATCATGGCTAAGAACGATTTTCCAAAAGCTACCCCAGCGGGTAAATACCCATTGGGTAATGCTAAAAACAATAAATCAGCAGATAGCTATACCGGCTTTGTATACCCTACAGGGGGCGGTAATGACATTGGTATTTATAAACAGCCGATGCCAAGCCCTGTTGCTAATGAAATGGATACTGTACATAGCAATGGGAATACTCTTGATGACTTAAAAATTAGCTTAGGTAACAATACCAAAGGCTATAAGCAAGATAACCCATATGGTGTTAAAGAAATGCGTGGCTATGGCGCAGCAACTAAAGGCCGTAAAATCAGCGGAAAACAAGGCTAATAAATGGATATGCAACAAACAATCAAACTTGAAGTTACATTAAATGAAGTAGAAGGCATTATGGCCGGTTTAGGTGAACTACCTACAAAAACAGGTGCTTTTGCTTTATTAATGAAAGTTCGTGCACAAACTGAAGCCCAACTTCCTAAAGAAGAACCTAAACCCGAATGAACTACGAGCAGTTATATAACAACATCCAAGCTTACGCTGAGAATACGGAACAGCTGTTTGTAGCTAGTATTCCTGTATTTATTCAGGAGGCTGAAGACCGCATATATAACTCAGTAAATCTACCTTCTTTACGTAAGAACGTCACCGGCACTCTAACCGCTGGAAATCAATACCTTTCTTTACCTAGTGACTGGTTGGCTAATTATTCATTGGCGGTAATTGATAGCACGGTAACCCCCAATAAATACCAATATCTTTTAAATAAAGACGTTAATTTTTTGCGGGAAGCATATCCAACTGTAGTTTATACAGCACCTACTTATCAAGGTACTCCAGGGGGCGTCCCAGCTTACTACGCTTTATTTGGCTCTCAGTTATCTAGTGTTAATGAAATGACGTTGATGGTAGCCCCTACCCCCGACCAAAATTACACGGTAGAGATGCACTATTTTTACTACCCACCAACTATTGTTCAAGGGCAAATTGCTACAGTAGGCTCTTTAACTGGTGGCTCGCTATATACCAATGGCGTATATCAAAACGTTTCTTTAACTGGAGGTTCTGGTGCTAATGCAACTGCTGACATCGTTATATCTGGAGGCGCAGTTACATCCTGTACCATTACTTTTGGCGGCAACTTTTATGTCGTGGGCGATATTCTTTCTTGTTCTTCCCTTGGTAATACTGGTAGCGGCTTTTCTGTTACAGTAAGCGCCGTATCTAATGCCGCAGGTACAAGCTGGCTTGGTGATAATTATGACCCCGTATTATTTTATGGTGCAATGCGGGAAGCTATGCTATTTATGAAAGGCGAAGCTGATTTGGTCAAATACTATGAAGATAAATACCAAGAAGCGTTACAACAACTTGCTCGTCTTGGTGATGGTCTGGATCGTGGTGATTTTTATAGAGATGGCCAACGTAAGCTTAACATTAGCAGGATGGGTACATAATGTCTATTGTACAAGGTGCTACAACAACATTTATGCAAAATTTGCTTAATGGGGCGGAAAACTTTACTACTGGCACTTATTACATTGCTTTATATAACGGCAATGCAAATTTAGATAGCACAACTACTATCTATACTACGCAAAATGAAGTAACTGGTACTGGTTACACAGCAGGCGGAAAACCTCTAACTATTACGGTAGCGCCGACTATAGACAATCAGTACAATACTGCTTATATCTCATTTGCTAATGCTGTTTGGAACCCAGCTAGCTTTACTGCTAGAGGCGCCTTAGTATACAATTACACAACAAAAGCAACGTGTTTTGTATTAAATTTTGGGTCAGATAAGACTTGTAGCAACAGCTTTACCGTGCAGTTCCCAGCAGCGACTAGTACGTCTGCTATTTTATCAATTAGCAGTTACACAAGTGCTAATATTATTAGTTCTGGAGATTAATTATGCAAAAAGAATTAGCAAGCTGTGGCGATAGCGCTGTGGCAACATTACAGGCCAACGTACATATCCCTGAAGGAATGGTACAAGAAGGTTTTTATCATGTCGAGTGCCGTGATGCACAAGGTAATTTAAAATGGGCTGAAGAAGTTCCTAACTTGGTAGTTGCCGTTGGTAAACAGTTAATGCTCGATACATTACTGCGCACTTCTGGTACATATACTACAGTTGGACCATTTTTAGGTTTAACTAAGGTTAGCTTGACTCCAGCCGCTACAGATACCATGACTACTTTGGTTACTACTAATGCCGCCGAGTTTACTAACTATACGGTTGGTGGTTCAGCAGTTCGTGGCACAGCGGTATTTGGCGCTTCTACTTCAAGTGGGGCTACACCATCTAACGTAACTACTTCCACTGCAACAGCTATTACTTACACTATTACTGGTGCTGGTGGTACTGTATATGGTTGCTTCTTGGTTACAGGTTCAGGCGCAAGTTCAACCCAAAGCAATACTGGTGGTACTTTGTATTCTGAAGGTAACTTCTCCACAGCTAAAGTTACAACTGCGGGCGACACAGTAAGCGTTACTTACAGCACAACTGCTACTAGCTAAGGAGTCCTAAATGGCTCTGGCGCTGTATGATCGTGTCC